CTATCTTGACAATGAATATTTTGTCCATTAAATACATCAACATGATATCCACTTCCTACATTTAACGCTACATTTCTAACATTAATATCAGATCCACTAAAAATAGTAGAATATGAATTTGCATTAGTAGGACAAGATACATCTATTCTTGAACAATTTGAAAAGTTAAAATAAATAGTTCTTGTTGTTGGTGAAGCCTTTCCAAATGCAAAATATGTATATGGATATTCTTGTGAACCAGCACCGCTATAAAATTGATTTATTGTTCCCATTTCACCACAAACAATTATTTCAAGCTGTGCAGTAGAGCTTATTCCTGAAAAATCACCAGTAGCATTTAAGAAGTCTTGAGCTAATTGTGATAGTTTTACATTATCATTATTTCCTGTACATTGGTAATAATACTTTACTACACCATCAACAACTTTTAATTCACTTAATACTTTATCTAAACTATCAATTGAACCACTTCCGTCTTGAAAATGCCACACTTGAATTTGTATATCATTTCCTGTAGGAATATATGTATTAAATTTAACTTTATTAGGTGATTCAATTGAATATTGATTATCTAACAACATAATACCATTAACTATTACATCTACTTGGTCAACATCATAATTAAATGGTACTGTAATAGTTAATTCTGATATTGTTGAAGTTGTTGTATATTTTTGCGTATATTTATTAAAGTAAGTTGCAGAACTAACAACATATTGTCTTACATCTATTATATCAGTTGATAAAATTGACTCTGTATTTTGTCTAACTTTAATATTATACAAAGGTACTTCAATATAATTAGCATTGTCTAATACATCAGGTGCATTATCACTTCCACTTGTTCCTTCTTTATAGTACATAACAACTTTTCTATTTGCTACATCTAATCTAAAACCAATAGTATCTATTCTATCACCTGAAGTACTTGAAGTTGTTATTGCAATTGTTTGACTAGCCTTTAAATAAATATGATGACCATCAACAAAACCAATACCTGTATCAATAGTTACATTCATTCCACTTGTGATAATAGCATTAAATCTATTAAATTTTTTTGCTACGCCATCACTATTTACGCTTGAAAGCCATCTTGCTAAATGATTTGCATTAATTACTCTATCACTTTTAATTGAGTTAAATGGTGCATATTCTATATTATTTTCATAAGTGGTAACATCATTTGCTGCCATTACAAACACCCCCTAATTTTTATTTAGATTCTGTTTCTTCTTTTGATACAGATTCATTTTTTCCATTAAGTTTTTCTTTTAATTCACTTTGAATTGTTTCTTTTTGTGCATCAGTTAATAATGGTGCATCATTTTCTAAAACACTCATTACAATATTTAAAAGATCATCAACATTTTTATCCTTACCTTTAAATAATTTTTGAATTGATGAAACAACCGCCACCAATAATTTTCTTCCACCAAATTGTTTATAGATTTGATATAAAGGTGAAGTAACTGTCCATACAATACCTGTATCTCTTAATGCTGCCATAGTCCAGCAATTTTCTTTTAAAATTAACCAGTAATAAAGTAATACAACTATATAAGAAAATACTAAAGATAATGCTAGATATAATTTAGATAACCATTTTTTTACTTTTTCAGAATGTTCTTTTTTATTTACAATTCCTTTAGTGAAAATCTTCACAATTCCTACTAAAATCATAACGATTAAAGCCATTACTACAATTGGTAATCCATATTTTAAAACTAAATCAGTGACTCCGATTTCCATTTTTTATTCCTCCTATAATTTTTTTAATAATTTAAAGAAAATCTCAATCAAAGTTAGTGATAAATCACTAGCTTTATCTAAAACCCCAATGTGTCTTTATAATTTGGGAATAATTGATCAATTACTTCTTTCTTATCTAGTAATTGAGATTTTGCTTCTGAAATCTTTTGGTCATGTTCATCTACTACTGCTTGATAAGAAGCAATTTCTTTTTCGTGACGTTCTTTAATGACTCTAAATTCCTCTACTTTCTTTTCAAGTGCATTGACATAAGGTTGTTTAGCTGTTTCGTGTTGTTTGATAAACTCGATAACTTGTTTAATCTCCTTTTCGATTTCACTTGCGTTTACTTCTTTGATTTCGTAAACTTTTCCATTTTCAACTTTGTAAGACATTTTTCTTTCCTCCTTTTAATCTTCAAATATTGGTTCTAATGTATGCCCGTTTTCATCATCAACTATATCCATACCAATTAATCTTTTATTTACAGGTTCATGTGTCATTTTATTTTCGATTGTGAGTACATCTCCTAAAAAATAATCTTGGTTATAAATATAAGTTGATAAATCAACTTTGACATCTAATTTTTCGCTTGGGTATACAACATTTTCTTTTCCCCTAGCTCGTAACAATTCTCTATATTCATCAGTTCCTATTGAAATTTCAAGTCCTGTATCTTCATCCTTCCAATTTTGCTTTAAATCACTTGCATTGATGAATACTTCTTTTCTATCAATATCACTAATTACTCCATCATCTACAGGAAGCTCATATTTATCTATAAATCTTCCTTCTGATGCTGTTTCATTATCTTCACCGCCAACATATAAAGCATTAGCTTCTTGTGTTGAGTCAAATGAATATGTTGATGATATTAAATTATCAAATTCTTCTGAAAATACTACATACGCATTTTCTTCTTGGTTATAGCTTCTATCCGTTCCTTCATATATAACAACATTAAACATATTATCATCATTTAATTCTAATCTAATACTTGCATTATATGATTTCAATAATTCAATCAAAAAATCTAATAGATTATTCTCAAATGTTGCTTGAGTTGATATGTTATGATTTGTTTTTAATTGATTAATAACACTTGTATTAATACAACTCATTTTTCTTGGTGAAACTGACTCTTCACCTTGTAATACAGGATTTAATATGTTTTTTTGTAATAGATCATCACAAACATAAAATAATGTAGCACCTTTTATTTCTTCATAATATGATATATTTCGTATTATTCTTCTACCTATTAAACACTCAGCAAAATGTCCTTGTATAATTAAGAAATTTCCGTTATCAATATCATCTTCATTTTGAATAAATTCAATTACTCCAACATAAGTACTATCATTCCTAGATATAAAAGTGCTTTGATTAACAATATCTAATATATCTTGGTTAACTTGTATATATACTTCAAATGTACCATTTTCATAATATCTTTCAAGCCATTGTATACTTGTTGCAGTATCAATAATTCCTACTAGTTCTAATAATTTATTTTCGTTTATTTTCCAAAAATACAAATCCATTATATCGCCTCGTATTCATTTTGATAATCTACATAGACCACCATATTATTACCATTTTCAGTTGCATCAGATTTTATTTTATTAATTCCTCGTACTAATTGAAAGAATGAACTTCCTTTCATTAATCTATTGATTAAATTTGTTTGTACTCCATCCTTTTCAACATAGATTTTCTTTTCTCCAATTGAGGTTTTTATAACTAATTTTTCGCCTGAAGCAAATAATCTATTTACTCCTATAAACTTATTAGTTGTAGTGTTATATATAACTGGATTAGTAACAATTCCTAGCATGGATATTTCTATTGTTACACCTAATTCAGTATCACTTTCATTTATAAATTCACTAGTTCCTTCATTTGAAATCTCACCTAAAACAATTCCTTCTTCAGGTATATATGCCTCTAAAACAAACATATTTATAACATTAGATAATTCTTTTACAATAACTTCTAATCCTTTGAAATAAGGATATGTTGCTCTTAAAAAGATGGTACATGTTGTAGGATTGCTAAATTTTTCAAATGTCATTTCTTCAAATATACATTCTATTTTGCCTTCTCTATATTCATTTTTTAAATATAGCGTTCCTTTTTCACCACTTTTAAATACATTCATCAATTGATATCTTGTATTTTCAACATCATAAACAACAAATGATAATGAAATTAATCTATCTTGAATAGAACTTCTTTGATATTGTGTTCCTCGTTTATTAGGATTTGAAAATGTTATTGTTTCACTTGTAGGTTGGTCTAAACCATCATATCCAGTGATTATTAAATTAGGAGTGTTAATTAAATCAATTATATTGTTGTTTCCTTCATATCTCATACTTATCATTAACTAACACCTCCTAATAATGTTTTAGCTTTTTTAGCTTGATTATATAATTCTCTTCTTGATAATGGAGTAGGTGAATTAACTGTATAATTAAGAGTTACATTTTTAGTTGCTCCTCTTGTTTTTTTATTTTTTCCATAACCTTCTTCATCATCAATATATTCATCATCAAAATCTAAATTATCTACTATGCCTTTTTTGATTTTATCAATATCTTTATCAAATCCTTCACCAATTCCTAATGCTAAACCTTCACCTAAGAATGATCCGATTTTATCTTTCATTAATTTAGATGGTGAGTGAATACCAAAGAAATTTTTAAATCCACTAACAATATTGTCTCCAATATCAGTAACAGTTCCCCAAATATTACCTCCAATATCTTCTATTCCATCAATTAAACCTTGAATAATATCTTGTCCTACTTTAAATAAATCAATATCTTCAAGTGTTTCAACAATAGTAGTTCTAATATCTTCTAAGCTAGTTCCTAAATTGATAATCATATCAGGAATAGACTTAACAATTTGCATAAACATTTCAAATGCAGTTTCCATTATTAATGGGAAATTATCAGTTAATGCTTCAACTATAGTATCAATTATAGTTGGAAGTTGTTCTATTAACGCCTCTATCATTAATGGAATAGCGTTAACTATTTCCATGAATAATTTAAGTCCACCATCTAATATAATAGGTAAATTATCAGTTACAAACTGAATAATTGTATCAATTATAGTAGGAAGTGCTTCTATTAATGCTTCAATTATAATAGGCAAAGCATCAATAATAGTATGTAATAATGTAATAAATGCATCTAAAATTACAGGTAAATTCTCTTGAATAAACTCTGATATTGTTTGAATTAATTGAGGTAAAATCTCAACTAATTTTTCAATGACTATAGGTAATGCATCAAGTATTGTTCCTAAGAATTGAATTGTATTATCTAATAGTTCAGGAATCATTTCATTCAATGAGTTTACTATTGCATCTAATATTTGTGGCAATTGGTCAAGCAACGCTATAATTGTAGGTGGCAAAGCCTCTGCAATTGCCATGAATAATTGAATTGCTGCATCAGTTAATGTTGGAATAAATTCAACAAATTGTTGTACAACTTGTCCTAAGAATTCAGCTACTTTAGGAAGAAATTGTGGAATAAATTCAGCTAAACCATCTATTAAGCCTACTAACATTTCACTTGCTTTTTCTTTAATATCTAAGAAAATATCGCCAAGTCGTTGTAAACCTGTCATCGCATTTCCTTTTGATAACAATAATTCAAAAGCATTGCCTAATCTATTAACCCAAGGTGTAATATATTCAAGTACTGCAGCTAATCCATTCTTTAATATGGTTGTTATTGGTTCAGCTATTTTACCAAGTTCAGCCATCTTATCAGTTAAATTTTGTTGTGCTAATGATGCTTCGTATAATTCTTTATTTTGCTCTTTATACTTTGCAGATATTTCTCCTAAGCCCTCACTAGCCATTATATTCATTAAGTAAGCTCTTCTTTGTTCTTCGGTCATTCCTGCAGTTTCTGCTTTTACTGTCTCTAGGTTATATCCTAAACGCTCTAGCATTTCCGCCATTTGACCAGTTAAACTTTCGCCACCGCTACCAATCCACTCTTGAATACTATCCGATAATCCTTCGGCTTTTAATGTATCTTTCCATTGGATAGCAGCACCTTGAATATATTGAGTTACTTGATCTAATTCATCACCTTTAAACCCTGCAGTTAAAAGGTTATTAATTGCTTCAGTTGCTGCACCTTCATCATTAGTTAATGCAACCAAATCTTGATAAGTTTTCTTTGTTTCTTCAAAGTTAGCATTTGCAGTATCTGAAACGGTTTTTAGTAAACCCATTTCTCTTCTATATTCTCTTGTACTTTCAGCTAATGCTAAGAATGAAGCTGTTGCCGCTACTGCTGCTGCTCCAATTGCAGCAATTCCTGCAGCGACTCCTTTACCAATTCCGCTTAAAGCACCTTTTAATTTAGAAGAACTATCTCCAAAACCCTTTACTTTAGTACCACTATCTTTTGCTTCTTTTCCGACATTTTCTAACGCATCTTCATAAGATTTCAAAGTCTTATTTGTATTATTAATGGTTGTCTTTTGTTTATTAATAGCAACACTTTCATCAGTAATAGCTCTTTCATTCTTTGCAATTGCAACCGTTAAAGTTGCTTTTTGCTTTGCTAATTTCTTAGCATTTTCAGAACTTTCACCTTCTGCATCTACTACGCTTTTATATTTTGCTTCTAATTCAGCAAGTTTCTTTTTATTCTTATCAAGTGTAGAAATATATTCTTTTCTTCTTGATTCCATATCAGAAAGTTTTTGTTTTTCATCTTCTAATACTTTATTAAGGCTTGAAATTTTAAGCTCTATGCCTTTGCTTGAGTTTCCCCAATCATCCATTTCACTAGCACTTGCTTCAAAAGAGGAATTAATAAGTTTAATATCATCACGCATTTTATTAATGCTTTGTGTAAACTGACTTACATCAGCTTCAAATGCAATACTAGATGTTTTTTCTTTAGCCATCAATTCCACCTCCTTACAACCAAGTTGCTTCTCTTGGATCTATTCTTCTTCTTTTTTTATTATTATTTACATTATTGTTTGTGTTTTGTTGAGCATTATTTTGTTCACTTAAAACATATTTCCTTCTTCTTTTTAATAATGAAAATACTTCTTCCGCATCCGTTTCTCTTATGATGAAAGGATTTAAACTAGGAAAATCTTCACACAAACTTTTTAATATCTTGAATAATAAAATATCCATATCAATATTTTGGGAGGAGTTTTGCTCCCCTCCCTCAGTTAGTTTTTTTCGTCTACACCAAATCCATTAGTGGCTACAGACATTAAATTTTTAATAACACCTAAAACTTCTAAAAAATCAACATTTCTTAATTCTTCGTCAGTTAAACCTACAAACATATTTTTAAGTAATGGTTTCATTAATCCAAATTGTTCAAATTCACTCTTACCTTCTAATTCCTTTGAAAGTACAACCATATCTTCAATTAAGCCATATTTGATTTTTGAAGTTTCATAAGTTTTTATAACTTTATCTTTTTCACCTAAAATATTTAATTTGAACATCATTTTAAATCAACTCCTATACACTAGATTTTAAAATAGTTTCTAAACTATCAGGTGTAATAGCTTGTTCAAACCATTTACTTAAGTCTAGTAATTCACCGCTATTGAATGTATCAACCGCAATTCTCTTACAAGTTTTACCTGTCTTTGTGAATTTATGAATTGTTGATACTGCTGTGATTGTAACAGTTTGATTTAATGTATCAGTTCCATCACCTTTAGTTTTTGTTGCTTCATCAGGTACTGAAATATTTACTTTAGGGAATGAATAGTATCTTGCTCCTTCTGCACCAATATAGTCGGCTCTGAATGAAATACCAAATGATAAGTTCTTTGTTTCACCATCATCAATTAAAGCACCTGTTGTTGCATCTAGTGTAGTTCCTTCTAATTCAGCTAATACTGCTAAAGCTAATCCTTGTAATACTGCTGAGATAGATGTTGCTCCTTTTGAATTAACAACATAAGCAGGAATATTACTATAATAAACTGTTGCTTGTGATTGCTCAGTTGTTTGAGATATCTCTGCAGTTGGTGATAATACTTTTACTTCACCTGCTGTATAATCTGTTGCATCATCTTTTGTCACTTTCCAGAAGTGAACATCACTAACTCCTAAGAAGTCAGCACTTACGTTATTTTCTGCCATAAATTATTTTTCCTCCTCTATATAATTTATTTCTACTTCTCTTCCTGTGTAGCCATTAACACCACTATTAATGTCATAGTCTCCACCTACTAAGAAGTTATTATTTCTTAACAATTTACACGCTTCTTTCATTACGCTATTTGTTAAGAGTGGTTCATTAGAATATACAAATACTCTAAATACCCATATTGTTCTTTTTACACCATTTGAATAAAAGATAGGTTCAGTATCATAATTCCAAAAGGTGATAAATGTATCAGGTAGTTTACTACCTGTAGTATAAGAGCCTTGAAGTGAAACATCATATCCTAATGTTTCAAGAATATCTATTAATTTTTGTTTCATTTCATAGCCTCCTCTATTGCTCTTTCTAAAGCATTTTTTTGAATTTCAGCAACTTTTTCTTTAGTCTTTTTTCCATAAATAGCATTGTATAATTGAGTACTTGGTTTTGTATATGCCGTTCCTGTAATCATCATATAAGTTGCATGTTGTGATATAGATTGATTAAATCCGACTTGAATAATTGCTCTATCTCCAAACCAATTTACATAAGGTTCATCCATAAAACTTTTTGCCATATTACCTGTACCATTTGATTTATACATATCAATAGGATTGGATCTTCCACCATTTTTTAAAGGAACGCCTTTTGCTAAAGCATCTTTTACTTGCTTAGTAATTAATTCGTGTGATTCTATTAGTGCATTTTCAATTGCTTTATGTACATTTCCGCCTACTTGATTTAATTTATTAATATATTCATTTAAACCATCAATTTTAATTGATAATTTAGCCATTGAATTTTCCCTTCAATCTTCTAATCTTAAAGACTAGTGCTATGTTTTCCATTTTGTAATTTTCAGGTTCAGTAATGATTTCATACATTGCATCATTATCAATTCGCTTCAATCTACAATCACTTTGAATATCTGGTCTAAAATGTGTAGTTACTTGTGCAGTATCTTCATATACGATAACACCATCAACAACTTTTTCAGTTCCTCCAAATGTAGGACAATAGGCAAATAATTCACCTATCTTTGTTTCCGATATTTGATTTGCTCCTAATATCTTTTCATTTGTCAATTTAATCAATTCAAACTTAACATTCAAATGATTTAATCTTTCATATACACTATCCATAATTAATCACCACTCAATGCTAATTGTGTAACTAACATTCTTATTACATCACTGAAATTCGGTTCTCTTAATCTCAAACTATTTACGCAAAGAGTGATAACTCCTAAAGCCTTTTCGCTTCTTGCTACATCAGGTTTTACACCAGCTCTTTCAATGAATCCTATAGAAGCGTTAATCCATAGTTTTATTTCATCATCATTATAGTTTGATAATTCTTTTAATCCACATTTTACTGCTTCTAATATTTCTTGTTCGTTCACGTTATCACTCCTTTACGTTTAATAGTTTACTTTATGAAGCGTTTAAATTAAGATGTTTTCTTAGCTTTAGTCCAAGTTACTAATGAATTAATTGTAACTGCTTTACCATCTGCAGCCATAACTGCTTTGATTTCTTTATTTTCATTTTCCCATACAATACGTTCTGCAATACCTAAATCATAATTTGTATTTAATGTATATTCGCTAAAGTTATAAATGAATGCAAATGTTTTTGCTGTTGTTTCTCCACCTTCTACATAATCAGGTAAATATTCATCTGCAAATACTACAGGCATTCCAAATAATGTTTGACTCATTGCTCCATCAACACCCATATTGACTCTTGCAATTGGTTGTCCTGCTGTATCTGTAATTGCCATCATTTCAAAGAATGTTGCTTGGCTCATAAATGCAACTGCACCTGCACGATATTTTGCTGGAACTGCTGCAATAAATTTTAATACATTTGCATATGTTAATTTATCTGCTGCTGCTAATGTTAATGCTTGTTTTGTTTTTGGTGTTTCTAATAAAATACCTTTTGGTTGATTAATACCATCACCATTAATAATTGATGTTTCTAATGCTTCAACTAATGCATCAGATACACTTTGTACGAATTTTTGTTCAAAGATTGGTAGTGATTGTAAACCTGCTTCATATGTTAAACCTACAACACATCTTAACTTATGGCTTGAGAATACAACATATGATTCTACACCGCTCTTTTGTACGTCTGATCCTAATCCTTCACCTGTTGTATTTGATACAGTACCTACCCATGTAGCAGTAATCTTTGTCATACCTACAGGAATTTTTTGACCGATTGCAAAATTTGTTTTATTAACTCTTGATAAGATATAACCTCTATTTGTTACCTCAGTGATAATATCATTAACTAAGTTTTCTGGAATAACAATTTCAACATCTGTTGTTGCTGTATAAGCATTTGCTCTCTTTTCTAATGCACTCAAATTGAAGTTTTGAATTGCTTCCATAAATTTCTTACGATATTCTAAATTTGTTTCATTGTCTCTTTTGTAAATAACGTTGTTCATTTTTTCTTTTCCTCCTAATTCTTTTCTAAATTCTTCGTTATCTTTATCGATTTGTTCAATCTCTGCTTCTAGTGTAGAGATTTCATTTGCAAGGCTTCTTACTTCCTCACTTGCTGTTGTTAACTCTTCATCATTAGTAGCCTTTTCTACTTTTTCTTGTGCTAATTTATGACGATATTTTAAGTCAACTAATTTTTGTAACTTTTCATTCATTACCATTTTCCTCCTAATTTTAATTTTTCAATTTCTTTCTTTTTACGGAATTCAAACGCTTTTCTTTCTTCTTCTAAACGTTTTTCTTCCTCTAATTTATTAGAAGCCTCCGCTTCTTCTAAAGCACGTTTTTCAGCCTCCGCTTCAAGTTTGGATTTAGCCTCCGCCATTTCCTTTGAACGTGCATATAGACTTGTTTGGTCATACGCTGGTACATCTACCACACTAACATCAAATAATCTACCAATTTTAGTAATAGTTCTTTTCATTGGTACGCTTTCATAATCAATCTTTTGTTCTTTTACAGTGAAAGCAAAACTCATTTTATCTAATAAACCTGCTCTTACCATTTTATAGAAATCTTTATTTGATTGAGTATCTAATAATTCAGCTCTCATAAATAAACCATGACTATCATTTGTTAATTTCAATGATCCATTTCTAACTCTTGCTAATATAGGCGTATTATCTAAGTGATTGTATTTTAAGCAAGTATCACTCATATCTGCTTCATCTAATGCTCTTGCATCAATACTTTCTAGCCATCCCCAATCTTCATCACCTATCATTGTTTCTTGGTTATAAACAATTGGATAACCTTCAAGAATCATTTTTTCTTCTTGCCCATCTTCTCTTTTTTCGGTTTTTAAAAATTCACTTGGATTTAATGTTATTGTTCTTATTTCCCTTTCTAATTTTTCCTTAGCCATTATGCCACCTCCCTTTTATAATCATCATAACTTCCATGTTTACTTAACCATTCTTCTTGTCTATTTAATTCTTCTCTTGTTACATTACATCCAATACCATTAATTACTTCTACTGATAATTCTTTTACTCTTTCTAATGCTTCTTCTTCAGTTAAGAAAATATCATCCCAACTATCAACCATATCATCATTTTCAAATCCAAATAATAATTCATTATTTTCATCAATATCAATAGACCATATTTCACTTTCTATCACATAATAAAATACAACATCATCCATATAATCGTGATAATTATCAGCATCAATTATATATAATGACCTTCGCTCTTTTAGCATTTGTAACATTTCTATATCACTAGGTTTTTTCATTATCGTTTTCCTCCAAAATTTTATTTGCTTCTTCTTCACTTAAACCAGCCTTTAGAAGCATTTTCAATGCATAGTCTTTATCTTTATCATTGTTTGAATTATCGTTGCTTGTAGGCTTGTTTTCTTTTGAATTATTTGATGTTTCTTCTGTCTTAGCACCTGCATTATTTAATTGATATTGATTAGCAATATTTACATCTACATAATTCAATGACATTACCCTTCTATCTCCATCAGGTATAGGTGGATAACCAAAATTCTCTAATGCTTGATTTACTGTTATTGCTCCCATATCCCTTAAGAATATTGATGTTTCTAATATTTGTTGGTTTGTCATTGTTTCTGTTCTATTTGAATAGAATATAACTTTATTTCCACCATTGATTTTTTGTTGACTAAACAAACACTTTGTAAAGGCTTGATTAAACATTACGATTAATGGTTCTAATGTAGTTTCATAGAATGCTCTTTTTTGTTCTGCCGTTGCCGTTCCGTTTAATATCTCAATTGGTACACCATAATTTCTTAATATCTTTAAATCTAAGAATTCTAATGTATCTTTATCGACTTGCTTTATATTTCTAGTGATAGGCATAAACTCGGCTTTCATATCAAGACCTACAATTCCACTTTCACTACTCTTTAAAACTTCATTAAATTCATTTATTGCTTTTTCGGTCTTTTCTCCGCCTAGCATTGTGTTATATTTCACAATACCATTTACACTATATGAGGTTTCAATTCCTTTTCCTACACTTTCAAGCAATACATGATTAATCTTAAGTGTTTTTAATAACGCTTCATTATTAGGTTTTCCGTATTTGTCTCCACCTTCATAATCATTCAAAGCATAATTTAATCTTAAATGAATTACATCACTATATTTAACAGTTAATTCTCTATTACCTGAAAATTCAAACTTCACCCAAATAGGATTACCATTATCCCCATCATAATAAGTTACTAATTGTGGGTTTAAAGGAATTAAACTTGTATATTTTTTATAAAGCCTTCCGTCAGAATCAGTTTCGATTGTGTAAGTAGGGTAAATATAGCAGTTATATTGTATGTATAATATCCAAATAATCTTTTCTATGAAGTCGCTTGTTGTCATTAGTTCATTTGGATTTTGTAATATTCCGTTTATGTCACCATTTACAACTTGCTTCATTCCATCTTTTTCTCTTATATGTCTAGGATCAAGTTTCTTCATTTCTTTAGCGATTGCATTAATTGCTTGTTGCACAGTATCGCTTTTATAAATGTCATCCCCAAACCTAGAAAATCTTGGAGTATATCCAACTTGAGAATAAGCATATCCTTTATTGTTTTCATCCTTTTTCTTAGGTTTTAGAAAATCAAAAAATCCCATTTTATCACCTCACTTACATAACCTTACTCATAAATTCACTACGATATCTTTTTAATGTAGCATAAAGAATTATTGTAGCAATTGCACCATCAATTTTTCTATCAGGTTGACCTTTTATCTTTTCGGTTGTTTGATAACCTTGATTATCCACTTTACAACACGTATTCGCAAAGCACCATTTATCAATAGGATTATTGTTATAGTTTATTAATTGACTTTTTAAATCGGCTTCAACGCTTTTCATTGGATCACTCATTACAAATCTATTTTGTAAGATGATTTCATATTCAAATCCCCATTCATCCATTCGATTTTTAAAGTCATTACTAAATCTATCATCATATCCTGTTATAAATGTTTTAATTCCGTATTCTTTATACAAATACCCTAACCAATCCGCTACTTTTGTTAAGTCGTTTTGGTTTCCTTCTGTTACTTCTATTAATCCTTGTCTAACCCATTCTTGATAATCCGCTCCGCTATCTTTAGAACTTTCTAATTTTGCTTGAGGTATAAAATACTTAGTTGCTATGTATTTCATATTATCAGGCTCACCAGTATGTGGATTAACAGCCCTTTGCAATAACACCTTACAACATGTTAAGTCGTTCGTAAAACTCAAGTCACACGCTGCTATTGCATAACATCCTCTAAATTCTTCTAAGCTCCATTCTTCTTGATGGTAATTGAAATCACTATCCATTAACCAGCTTTCATTTACATTTGATTTAAGGTTAAAGTCAAAGCATTCAGTTTGTAATTTCTCACCTTTATCAATTCTACTTTCGGCAATTTGTTCTAATAAATAGTTAGGGTCTTTTACGCTATATAGTGATGGGTTAGATTTTTGCCACACACATGGATGATTAATATCTCCCATTGTTTCAGCAGTAACACTATATATTTCTTGTTGGCTATCCTGTGTATATAGCCATACTAACAAACTTTCACTTGAAGCATCCGTTCTTTCTCCATCTAATATTGCTCTAGCTTTCACAAGCTCTTTATCAAGATATCCATCAAATACCATTCCTTCGGTTGTAATATTAATAAACTTTGGATTTGGTTTTAATGACATTGACTTGATTAATTTAGATGGTGTTTCTCCTGTTTCAAGTTCGTTCGTTTCATCACAAATAGCAAAGTTAATATTTAATCCTAGAATGTTTTTCTTTCTATCAGATACCCTTTTAATTTTGCTCTTATTTTTCTTAAATTCTATTTTATCCCTATTCTTTCTAACACGTTTCATTTTAGGGTCGAATTGATCCGCCATATTTGCTATTTCTTCAAATATGATTTTAGATTGTTCATCATTGTTAGCACTACATACAACATCTTTACCTGCACCGCCAACCATTAATTCACAAAATGCTAAAGCTGCACATAGAGTTGATTTTCCGTTCTTTCTTGCTATCAACAATAAAGCTCTTTTAAATCTATCTCTTCCTGTTGCTCTAATCTTAAATCCATACAAGCAAGTTATAAATGCCTTTTGCCATAACTCAAGAATGAAAGGTTGCCCAGTAAATGGATCTTTAGAATGTTTACAAAACGTTTCAATAAACTCAATTCTAAAGTTAGGTTCTTCCAAGTTAATATAATACTTTGGGTTATTCATATCTTCTATGTACATTTCTAACCCTTGCATCATTTCTTGACCTACAATTATCTTGCCTTCATCTATTGCCTTTTTATATTCAAGCAACCAATTTATTTGTTTTGTCTTTCCTTTACCCATACATCAAAAGCATCCTCTTCTTCTTCCGTACCATTTCTTAAAACGCTCAATAATACTTTTAGGCAATTAACATATTGTTGTTGCAGTTCTTTAAATTGCTTCGAGGCACTTGTACTTCTTGTGTCTCCTGTTTTCTTGTTGTAAAGGATAAATGGATATTTCTTTAATTGTGATAATCTTTTTTCTATCGCAACTACTTCCTCGATTAAAGGATATACAAGAGTCTTTTTATCTTCTTCTACATTTTCAAATATCTTCTTCAATTCTTCTAGTCTATCCATTTAATCACTTCCTTTAACCTTTATAATTTAACAGCTTTCTTTCCTGTAAATTCTTCAAAACGTTTAATAATTACGTCTACATACTTTGGATCGTATTCACACATATAGCAGGTTCTATTTAATTGTTCACATGCTATTAAAGTTGAGCCACTACCACCAAATAAATCTAATACTATATCATTCTTCTTACTGCTATTTTTTATTTGATATCCTATCAAATCTAATGGTTTCATAGTAGGATGTAATTCACTCTTTGTTGGTTTATTAAATTCTAATATGGTTGTTTGGCTTCTATCACTATACCAATTATGACTTGCTCCATCTTTCCATCCATACAAGCAAGGTTCATGCTTCCATTGATAATCTTGACGACCAATAATTAATGAATTTTTAACCCATATTAATTCTTGTCTTACTTCCATACCAACATCTTTTAACGCACCTTCAAAATTAATATGTTCTCTACTTGCGAACCAAATATAAAAAGCTCCACCTTCTTTTAATGAGTTTTTTAAATTGGCGAAACAATCAATTAAAAATTGTCTAAATGCACTATCTTCCATATTATCGTTTTGAATTGTCATTCCTGTACCACCTTCATAATTAACGTTATATGGTGGATCAGTTACTACCATATCTGCTTTATTACCATTCATAAGTTTTTCAATATCTTCTTCTTTGGTGCTATCTCCACAAATTAATCTATGATTCCCTAATTGATAAACATCTCCATATTTTGAAATAGGTTCTTCTATTTCTTCATACGCTTCATCAATATCAAAATTATCATCTTTTGCTTCTCTTGTTTCCTCTTCTAATTCATTGAGCAAACTTTCTTCAAAACCAAAGTCATACATATTTAAACTTATCTTTGATAATTCTTCTTTTAACTTTTCCATATCCCAACCACTATTCATTGTGAGTTGGTTATGCACGATTCTATAGGCATTCTTTTGTTCTTCGGTTAAATGCCTTAAAACAATTACTTCTACTTCTTCATAAGCTAATTCTTTTAAAGCCATTAGCCTACCATGTCCTTCAATAATCACATTGTTTTCATCAACTGCTATTAAATCATTATATCCAAATTCAATAATAGAATTTTTAATTTGTTCTATCTGTTCTCTTGGATGTTCTTTTGCATTATTTTCATACGCCTTTAATTCTTCCAATGCTATTATTTTAGTTTCCAATTTTCATCAACCTCAAGTCTTTCTATTGTTTCATCCATTAACTTTTCCATTTCATCTATTTCAATTGTTTTTCTATTCCTAGTTAATAAATATTGTGCAGCTTGTAAATTTGCTGGTTGTAATTTCTTCGTTCTTACTATTTTCTTCTTCGTTCCTTGTGGTGTTTCTTCTACAATGGTTTGAACTTCTTCATATTCATATCCGTTTGCTATCTTCTCGATTAGTTGCATTATCTCTTTTTCACGCAAATAAATTTCACCTATTTTTTAGAATTTTTATCTATTAATTTACTATTTCAATTTTTTCTCAAAAGTTTTTCAAGAAATCCTGATTTTTAAATCCGCGTGGATTTAACGACCCCTCACCAATATCCCCAAGGCTATAGAAAAATGACTACCCCGAGGGCGTATAATTAATAATTATCCCTCTTTTTTCTATTACATTTTCTACATAGCAATTGAACATTATCCCATTGATGTAATCCTCCTTTAGCAATTGGTTTTATATGATCTATACTTGGATAATTGTCACCTGCAATCATTACACCATCATCCCTTACTTCTATATCGTACCAATCACATACATTACCGCATATCTTACATACACCATCATCACGTTTATATAATTTATATAATGTTATAGATAAATCAGGTTTACCATTCTTGTATATTCTTTTATCTTTTCTATGCCTACTCTTCCTGTTGTTTGATTTCCTTCTACATTCATCAGAACAATAGATACTATTATGATTGCTTATAAAACGTTTACCACAATAACTACATTCACATGTCCTATTAATATCAGACTGCTTCTTTATTATTACTTTATTAAGAGTTCGAACAAGTAATTTAATACTAGACTTAAATTGTTTAGCCAATCGTTCTTGTTCTCTAATCTCTTTAGGTTTTGTATATCCTTTAGATTGACATTCCTTGCTGCAATAAATTCCTTTAATCCACGATTGTGTATAGAACTCTTTACCACATTGTTTACATATATGTTTTACTTTTGGCTTCTTTAATCCTTCCCATTGACATTCTTGAGAACAATACTTACTTCTTGATTTTATAGGAATAAATTGTTTACTACATATTGGACATATAATATATTGTTTTAATTTTTTATGTCTCCCCATCTTATTCATTCCTTTTGTTGAATACAATTAGCACCATAATATATCACCACCATTAAGAAAGAAGATGTAAGTCTAACCCCATACTTACTTGCTATCTCCCTAAGTCAATAAACCATTGATAGCTTCCATACATCTACTTATATTATACTCCTTTTAGTAAACTTTTAAATACTTAATATACTAATTGAAGCATTAATTATATATGAAATTGAGTTAATTATTAACTCTTTTCCATGTATACCCATACGCTGTTTTTCTTTTTCCATTGCAACACTTACTAATGTTAGTAGTAGCAAACTTTAACGCTTTGGCTGCTAACCCTATACTTTCCCATTCCCTTATGATATTTCCTTCTAAATCACATTGGTAAACAGGTATTGATTGGCTATTGTTTTTACCTATCCTATCTTTATTCTTTCCTTTATTAGCTACACTTAACTTTCTTCTAGTTTCTTCCGTCACTACTCGACCTTGTTTAGCTTTACTTATTTTTTCTTTCCACTCATTACTTAAGTGTTTCCCATACATAGGATGTTGATTTCCTTTTTTGCTATCACTAATCTTCTTCTTGACTTCTTCCGAACGTGGAACACCACTTCTTGCTATACTCATTTTCTTTCGTGTTTCTTCGGATAGAATTTGCCCTTTATTAACGTTACCACCAATTTCAATATTGTATCCATATTTATTTTGATTAGATTTATATAAAGCTATTAATTCTATTTCCTTTGTTTCTGCTTCTTCTTTAGTTAAATTCTCAAGCAATATTTCGTGTTTGATATTTTCCCAACCGTATTTTTTAATAGCGTTAAAAAAACACATGTTTTTATTATATCCGTTGCCATTATTCCATCTATATTTTGGCTTTTGGCTTGTAATACCTATATAAACTTTTCCACTTGGCGAAGTGTGTTTATATACTGTATAATTTCTTTCTTCTATTTTATCACCCTTATTGATATTAAAAATTTTGTGGGTAATTTCTTACTTATAAGGGTTTCAGAAAAACAGTTTGCAACCTGCTGTCCCCATATTATTATTTTACCATAATTTTACATTATTTTAAAATATAGTTATGTTCATTTTCGTTAAATGATAATTGATTAAAAAACTTTTCTATAAACTCCGAATGTTCCTTTATATATGGCTCACGTTGAGGATCTGAATAAAGTCTTTTATAACACTCCTCTTTAGTTGCTTCCATAAATATGATTTCATCCGCTCCGATACGTTCTATCAATCTCTTTCTTGGCATTGCTCTAGCCTCTGTAGATAATACATAAGCATTACTATCAAAGTTCCTCATGGCTATTTGTTCTATGATTGTTTCCCTTACCGCAAATGCTATGTTCTTTATACTATTAGGTTTATGATATCTTTCATTATTGCTTATCGCTTCCCATATGCTATCCATGTCTAAGATGATATCATTGTGTCCTGCTGCTTCCTTAACAAATGTACTCTTACCACTACATACTGATCCAATAACTAAATATACTTTCTTTTGCTTATAACCAAATCTGTTATGTATCTCATTATGTGAAGCAAACGATACGACCATTAAATTATCTTGGTTAAGTGATATATCATAATCATTAACATTTGCAGGTGTTAATTCTATCTTATGATGCACTTGTATTTGTCTTACATTAGTTATAGGTTTTCCTGTATATTGATCTATTACTTCACCACGTTCATTAGTAGCATTTGATATTGCTTCCATTCTTGCTATCTGCCATTCTTTGCTAGAATAGAACTCTTGAACCGAATTCCACATATTATCACCTACTAGAAATCACAATTATTTATTCTCATTAAATTATCTATGATACTTAATAAATTTTCATGTATATATGTTATCTTATTAAAACTACCATAAGCAGCTTCACCATATGTTGAGTATTGTAATCTAAAACTCATTTCGTTTAGAGTTTGTCCAGTAGCTATTTCACTACTATAAGTATTATCTCCTTTTATCATTTTTAATACATATTGACTATCTTCATAAATAAGCTTAAAATTCCACTCTACATCGTTTTGACCTTTATGTGTCATTAATATTTCATTAAGAGGTAAACTACTCATATCAATAGAATTAGTATTATAGAAAATAAAATTAGTTCCAGTAGGAATTATTCTTCCTACTCTTACTTGCCAATATAAATTATCATCTGTTGAATTTAATACATATTTCCATTCATTCCATCCATTCTCATCTCTTGACCTAAAATACATTTTATTTGTTGATTCAGCAATTGCTATTTGACTTCCCCACGTTCCAGTACTTGAATTTGCTATATTTGAATAAACATAATAATATGACTCGTTTATATCAGGTCTAAGTTGAAGATGATTATTACAATCCCAAAGATAAAAACCTGTAACAGCATCATCTATTGCACCATAATAAACTTGACTATCAAGTGTATTTTCACCTAATCTATTAGGAAGTTCAAGTTCTTCCAATCTTTCATCTAAATCAGTGATAACATAAGTTTGAGAAGCAACAAGACTTCCTGCTGCTTTCAATTCCTTATATTTTGCTAGAGTGACTTTATTTATAATCACTCCATCATATTCTTCTATTGGCATATTAGCTCCATAATCTAGTTTTACATGTAGGTACTTCAATATCTACCGCTTTGTTTTCATCAGGCGTTAATGCTGTACCATTTACTTTAATTGTCTCAATAACATTTGCTTCTCCAGTATTTGTAGGAAGTGTAATATCAACAACTTTTCCAACAGGTGTAATAGTTTCTCCGTTTACCTTAATTTCTGTGATTACATTCTCATAAGTAGATAAATCTAAGTCATTTGTTAAATCACTTAATTTTGTAGGTAATTCAGCCTTTAAAGCATAATCACTTAAACTTAATTGTGTATCACCGATTAACTCCCACGCATTATTAGTATAAATGTATTCGTTATATACGTTGTTTGCTGCTCCAATTGACTTTAATACTAAATAAATTGTTGTTGTTGAAATTCCTGACGTAGGCAATGAACTAACAACTTGTAATGATAAATTATTAAGCCCACTAATTAAATCGTTTACTTCTGTCTTTGTGTAATAATTCACTAAATTAGATACAGTGTTATCAATGAAGTTAGAATCATTAGTTAAATCACTTGTCTTTGTAGGTACTACAATATTAACAACTTTTTCAGTAGGTGAAACTACAACATCATTTACTTTAATACCTTCAATAACATTGACTTGAGCATTTGCTTCAATACCTAATAATTTATTTAGATTTTCAAGACTTAAATATTGATCGTCTGTAAAAATCCAAACTTGCTCATCAATCATTGTTTGAGTAATAGTTCCGTCTGCTACATACTCATCATATAAACTTTTTGATATTTTATTGACTATCACGTCATATTGTTCTGTATATGGCATATTTTATCCCTCCTTTTAAGTTCTAGCTACCATACTAATATTGAACTCTTTAATTCCTGCTTTTGCATCTTCATCAGTAACTACAAATTCTATTCTTTGTGTTACATATCCTGTGCATGTAACCATCATTGTCCATGTAGTACCATCAGCAATTAAATAGTAATATCCATCTTCTTCTTTTGTTGCACCCATTACTGTTCCACTTGCAGAAATACTTTCACCGCTTACGCTATCAACGGCATTTATAACTATTTTTGCTTTTTCATAGAATTTATTAATTTCTTTTAATACTTCATTTATTGAAGTACATTGTTTACCTATAACATAACCGCTTATATGCTCTAAACATGCTTGAAAATCCGATACATTAATTTCTTCACTAGAAGATACAGTCTTGTAAGTTCCATCATCACTTAAATATTTTGTTCCATCTCCTGAAACACTAATAACCCCTAAAGCATTAAATATGCTAGGAGTTTCTTCGGCTATTTGTTCGGTTGCATTAATACTCATTGATATGTAATAATCATATACTTTTGATTTCTTTACATAATCAAAGTCACTAGCTACAACTTGCATTTTTAAGTATCCTATTTCATCAAGTAAATCACCTTTTAAATAATACTCGATAATTCCTTCATCATTTATTTGATCGCTTAACTCAATTGATACTTTCTTTTCTCCTCTAGGTTTTTTAAATTCAAGCCATATTCTTTTACTTCTTAATTTTTCATCAATAAATATTTCTATAAGTCTTGAATTATTTTCACCATCATAGCCAAATCCTTCAAATCTAATTTCCACTTATTGCACCTCCTATCCATAATCTAATTTCATTAAATCTATCAATAAACCAATTTATTACGTTTCCTATTGGGTCAAGACCTAATAAGAATTGGGCTACTAATAAACTTCCAATTCCTAAAATTAAAATACAAACTAAGAAAGTCCAATAATTACGTTTATCAAATATAAATTCACCTATTACTCTAAATAAACATAGGAATTTATAAATAAATAAACCAACCCACCATACTAAGGTTAAGATAGTTAATACCATAACTAATACTTTAGCCCATTTTGGTAAATTATCGTAAAATCTACGATACCACGCTCTTTTTACAATTTCATCGTACATACTACCTCCTTATTCAGTTAATACTTCATCAATATCTTTAATTTCTACATCTGTTTCTTCATATGTATATTTTTTAGGCTTGTAAACTCCTTTTTCTTCTACTCCAACATCAATTGCAAAATCATATTCTAAATTAGTTTCTAATTGCTTAATATACTTATTATCAGTTGAGTAAGTTTTTACTAAAATAACTCCGTCATCTCTAGTTTTAAAATATTCAGTTTTAATCATTTTCTATTCCTCCAAAGTACTTAATCCTACAATAATATCTGCATATGTAGACCAGTTTGTCGCCGCTTTTAAAGTATCAACCATATCATCAGGAACATAAATTCTACCATCTTTTAGACCATCAGGGTTGTAAGTTGAGTTAACAGTACCTGTGAAGTGGTAACATCCAGTAAAAGTTGTACTATATAAAGGAGTAACACTATCCATATTTCTTATTATAAATTTGGTTAAAGAGGAACAATTTCTTGCTAAATTTGTATTAGAAGAGGAACTACCACAATAAAAATGAGAAAAATCGATTATTTTTAAATTACAACAATTATAAAACATGTTCGTATAAGTATTAGCATTACTTGTATTTAATTTTATTGATTCCAATTTATTACATCCATAAAACATTCCATTTAGCACAGTTCCACTTCTTGTATCTATTTTTACATTTTTTAAATAATTACACCCACTAAATATAGTTGCAAATCTTGTTGCATTAATTGGTTTTATGTCTATTGATTCCAATTTATAGCAATTATAAAAACAAGATTCCATATTAGTTACATTATCAAAATTTATATCTGGTATAGATGATAAATTTCTACAATTACGAAACATATCGCTCATATCAGTAACATTACTTGTATTTAATTTAGGAATAGTTGATAATTCATAACAACCACTAAACATAGCGCTCATATTAGTTACATTACTCGTATTTAATTCAGGGATAGATGTTAGATTTGAGCAACTATAAAACATATAACTCATATCAGTAACATTACTTGTATCATCGTACTCAATTAATCCTTCGATACTAGTTCCTTGATATTCATTAAAAAAATTTTTTGTATGTTTTAAATCATCCAATAAATTTTTAACAGTTGTTGTTCCTTCTCTTGCATATGTTCCAGTATATCCTAGTATAGTAGTTCCTTTTCTTATATTTTCAGGAGAAAGATTTTCAGCTTTAACAATAGAATTTCCGTCGCAAGTAATATATGCTTCGTATCCGTCTAATAATGATATGATAGAATGATAGTTTCCTTCAAACCAGCAATTTGCACAATCATTATCCACATAAATTTCATCAGTTTGGCTTTGTATAGATACATAAGGGCATGTATCATAATTATCAATAATAACTACACAACTATCTTCATAAGTAACACCATCTATTATAGTTGCATTTCCTTCAACTCCTAAAATATCTACACCAGATTTAATGTTTTCAGGCAATAAATTATCAGCAGTGATTGTAGGTGTTCCTGAATAATATATATTTACATTACCAGCCGTTATTTCAATGTCTGTATCTTGTTTAGCACTAACATATACATCAGTGCAATTTTCGGTAATACCTAGATATGTATTGCAACTAACTGTTGTATTACCAAAATGTGCATCTTTATCTATAAGTAAATTTCCGTCATCTAATGTGATTCCATCTATTCCTTCTTTTAAAGTTCCTGTTACACCTAGAATTGTAACGTCTTTTGCAATGTTTTCAGGAACAATATTAGAATCAACATCGCTTGTTACAGGAGATACAATAACTTTACTATAATAATCATTTCCAGTAGCTTCAAAAGTTTGTTCTTCAGTAGAAGGTGTTACATTTAATTCTTGACTATTATACTTAAATCTTGTTGCAGAAGTTGTACTTCTATAATATTTATATGTATAAACAGCATACATACCCATTTCAGTAGCGTTATTATTATTTTTATCTAACTCACCTTTAAATGGTATATCATATGCTTCACTAAAAGATGCAAACTGCTTAGCTTCATCTGAATAGACATATAATCCTTTATTTTTAATATAATAAAAATGTTGATAAACAGGACTATCACTTGATGGAGATACTAGATTTTTAGTAGGAAAATCATCGCATACATCAATACCACACATTACTAATAATTCTTCACTAAGATAGCTGCCTGTGCTTCCTTCTTTAAGTATCATATAAACATCATCAAAGTATTTAATTCTATATACTTTATCTTTATCAATATTTTTTTCAGGAAGATTATAACCTGTATCTATTAGATCGCTTCCATCTCCTGTATATTCTACTTCTTCCCAATGTTCAAAATACTTATAGTAATCTTTAGTATTAACTGCATAATATCCATGTTCTAAAACAACATCATCTAATTCAGTATTAATAAATCCTTTACAAGACATTAATAATGTTTTAAATGTTTGATCGCAACTTCCTATATTTATCCATCCTTGAGATTGAATATATAAGAAAATATCGTTATCAGCTTTAGAATAATATAGATAAAATCCATTATTATAAGGTGACTCAATAATATTTTCAGTAGGTAATGTATCAACAACTTCTGTTCCTGTTATAGGGATTCTAAAAAGTTTACTTAATAATCCAGAAACATTATATCTTTTCTCAAGATCGTCAGTACTATTAATTTTAATATTGATATATACATCATCAAAATTATAAGGAATCTCATATACGCCTCTTGTATCATAATTATTATCAGGTAGGCTATCAACTTTAGTAAGACCGTTTAATATTTCTACTTTATTCAGTACTGATATTAATTTATTACCTTTATATAAAAGTGCCATAGTTTAACCTCCTACTCGATAATTTCATAAATTTCTGTAACATAACAATTTACTCCACTTATACTGTTAGTTTTATTTGTAATATTCCATTGATTTTGATAATACATTCCTTGAAAAGAATTATCACTAGAATTATATCTAAGTGTTAATTCAAAACTATTAATAAAACCATTATCCAAATCATCAGTATTAACATATCGTTTTTTAAATAATTCACTACTACTATATGGAACAGTTACTTTTAAAGTAATAGGCTCAAACATATAATTAAGACCTTTGTCTTGTACCCAGACCTCTAATTTCTTATCTTTTAATGAATCATTAGAAGTAAAAATATCAATAAAGTCAGTTGCTCCTATATCTACTTCACCGCTCCAAAGTAATTTTTTCTTTGATATTATGTGATTATCTCCTACTTTCAATACACCATTTGAATCGTGAGTAAATTTACTATAAGAGCCATTAGGATTTTTAATCGCATAATCTGCATAATCAGCATATGTTGCTTTAAGCACTACTTGACCAAATAAATTAATTGAATCAAGAGTTTCTTGTATAATTGAAATTTCTATATAATGTTGTGAGTTTTCAAAATCATATGTATCATAACGTGAATCATTAGTATATTGTTTCAATTTTAAGAATTCATATTTTACATCGCCTGTATCAGTATAATTCATTTTTAAAAGTAATCTATCATAAGAGTTATTAATTAATTTTCCTAGTTCGTTATCACCTAGAGATAATGAACTACCATCATAATAACAATTTACAATTACATTTTGTGTATACTCAACATCATCAACAATATATACAGTTTCTTCTTGTTTAGGTGTATCATCAAATTCTTTTTGCCCCATAACTAATACATCATTAATTTTTTTAGATGATTTCATGAAGTAACCTAATTGATATTTACCATCAGGATATAATTTACATGTTCCAATACCGACTTTTTCAAAACCTAAATAGCCATTCTTAGCATTTGTTGCATATATTTCAGTTTCGCTATAATAGAAATGAATTGAGAAGTTTTCCATTCCTAAATATGTTTGAATTTCTATTGGAGTAAGTGGATTATCTTTAGGACTTATTCCACACTCTAGTAATTTTAAAATAATCGCATCATCAGGTTTTACTCCAGCATAATTATATGAAACAGTCTCCCCGTCATATTCAATACTTCCTTCAAATACATCTTTTTTTATTTCTCCTGTACTAATAGCATTTTCTATTTGGTCTTTAGACATTGTTTCATGCTTAATTCCATAATCATCAAACGCATATATTTTATTAGCCATTATTCATTACCTCCTTCTTCAATGTCATCAGGTACACACCATTCTTCACTTTCTGCTTTTGCTTGTTCTTTCTTAAATTCTAATTCTTGTCGCTTTAATTCATAAGAAGCTCTATTTGATACATCATCATAACCTAAAATAAATAATGCTTCTTTTGCTGCTGCAGCATCAGGCAATGCACGTTTTTTATAAATCTCTTTTCTTAAAATTTTTGGTTTTGATCCTTTAGGGTCGCTATCATCAGTTATTAAAATTGTTTTGCTTTCTTCATATTCAAAGCCTTTAGCACGTTCAAAAATAGCTTTTTTTAAGTCCTCAACAAAATTCGCTCGTTTGGTCGGAATTTTTTCGTATAATTCTTTTAATTCTTTTTTTTCAACCATACATTTTTGGAAAAATTGAATGCTTACGCCTAATTGTTCAGCAATCCATTTGTTAGTATTATTAGAAATCCACCAACCTTCTATTTGTGTTAAAAAAGGTAATATATGAGTTGTATATTTTTCAGGTCTACCTACTTTATTTGTCTTTTCTTCTTTAGCCATTCAACTATCACCACACTTTATACTTTGAAATTTACTTTATGAAGCGTTAAAGGTATAGCCTTATAACTATACCTACTTATTCAATATTATATTATTTCATTTTTCCAAAAAATTCAATTATTTTTAAAAATTATTTACTTGCCATTTTATTTATTTTAGAATGGTATATCTTTTTTTGCTCTATTCTTTAGCCTATAGCTATCTCCTTCTACTTTTAAAATAGCTGTTGACATTTCCGCAATTCTATCTACTGTCTTATCCATTATTCCTCTATTTTTCACTAGTTCCTTAATGCTGTAATTACTAGTAAATATAGTAGGACATTTCATATTATATCGCTTGTTTAATACATCAAACATTTTTTCTTGAAGCCATAAATCTTCTTCACCATTTTGTACTCTTTCAGTTCCTAAATCATCAATGAATAAGAAGTCAATAGTTGCTAATCTATTAATGTAGTCATTTTCCGTTTGAT